GGCCGTGTTCCGTTAGCCTTGGGCGAACTGGTAAAGCCCAGAAACTGGAAGCTGTTTAAGGAATTTGTTGAAAAGTTATTCATTAAATCTTCCAATCAAATTAGACGTGGTGAAGGACCCTTTAAAGGTTTAACCAAAGAACAAAGGATAGTGCAGCATGACAATCTTACCAAGCTATCAGAAAAATTTAGAAAAACTGGAGAATTTGACAAAGGCGCGAACCAGTATTTTGGAATCGACGCTGAAAAGGCATTTGCAGAAGTCGAGGCTAAGGTAGTACAGCCACATGGACTTTCTCAAAGAGAAATGATCAAAAAAAAATATCAAGGTAAAATCGATGATAATCTTTTAAATAAAATATTAGTGGATGATAATCCGCAAAGAATAGCAGAAGTTATGGCAACAATCGACGAAGGATTAATCATGCAACAAAAAGGCATGGGTCCAGAAACAATTATACAAACTCTAAAAGATTCCTGGAAAAGAAAGAAACAGGCAACCGGCGGTCTTGCAGGAATGTTAGGCGAATGAATCCATTAAGATACATAGAAAAAATGAAAGAGATGTACGAGGGTGAAAGAATCACGACCCAGGAACCACGGAACATGGCTCAGGCTCCTATAGCAGAAGATCTAGAACCAGGTGCACTGAGAGACGAGATGTTGAAAGGTTTTGATCCATCTCAAGAAACACATGAAGAGTATTTACAAAGAATAAATTTAGAAAGACCATTCAACGCGGCTCAGGGTGGATCTGCAGGTCAGTTAGTACGAAACACGGTTGACGGATCACGGCCGGGGTATGCTGAAAGTAAATATAGTAAATTCACTCCAAGTGTATATGACAATCTTACAGAGGGTCACAAAAAATTCTATAAAGAGATTACAGGAAAGACATGGAACAAAAAAGATTGGGCTGAAGGAAATTATAGAAGAATAAATTTAAGCAGAAAAGCAAAAGACGTAGTAAAAAAAACTCAGAAACTTTCGCCTTATTATAAAAAAGTAGGGTTTTTTGATCAGTACGCAAACAATCAAAGAATGTTATTGGAAGAAAATAAACTTTTAAAAAGAGGTTATGTCAGCGCACGGAAATTAAATGAAATGTTAGGCCGACCTCTAACAGAAGGAGCTGCTGAAACTTTGGTTACCTCGCTGAAAGAATCCCCTTGGTTAGATGAAATTGAGGGTGTGAAGAAATGGAAGAAATCTAAACTACTTAGAAAGGATATTAAAATAGGTGGAGGATCCACTTTTTTCAAAATGCCCGACAAAACAACTTTTAAAGGATTAAAGAATTATTATAAAAATCAAGAGTATTTATCCAAGTTTAAAGAAGGTAAAATCAGGACTCCAACTATTAACGCTGCCAAAGTTTTTTATGATGATAAAGTTTTGATGAACAATCTTAGAAAATGGTCTGGAAACACAAAAGAAATAGATAAAAGTGCTTTAAAAGTTCTTAACTCTGTTTTTGGATCTGATAACTGGCAAGGACCCAATGCCATTAAAAACTTAGGAAGAGCTTTGACAGGTGAAATTAAGATAGAAGGAATTAAAGTTGATAAAGCGTTAGGTCAGAAAATTCTGGATGGAATGTCACGAACAGCTAATTCTAAATATGGTGGTTCGATATGGGATCAAGCAGCGTATCAATATGCTAAAGATAGAATGGATGTGTTGTTTGAAAATAAAGGATCCAAGAATTATCGACAATTTTATAATGAAATAGATAAAACATTACAAAAAATTCTTGGAAAGAAAAGAGGTAAAGTTGCAATAGACGAAGTTTTATCTTTAAGAACAGGATTTACCAATAATCAACAAGTGTACTCTGTGTTTTCTCAAACTATAGATAAAAAAATTAATGAAACTTTTAAAAAATCATATGATGCTAATCTATCTAAAAATTTAGTTAAGGTTAGAAAAGAATTGGCTAAAGGTCCTGAAGCTAATTTAGATAATATTAAAAAATGGACGGATCAACAAAATGTAAAATTAGCTGCAGCTCAGAAAAAACATCCCAATATTAATTTTGCTAATATGGGGGAGTTCAATTATGAAACAGGTAAGTTTGCTAAACCTGAACAGGTTTTTGGAGAAAAAAGATTTGCTGATCTTCCAAGTGATATTCAAAAAGGAATTAGAAAAAGTTACAGAGAAACAGGTGTAAGTTTAAATGTTGGTGAAGCTAGGACTCAAAAAGAACTGCTAACAGATTTATCCACTGCAGAAGGAAGATTATTAAATCGACAAAAAGGAACCGCTAAAATTTTAAATAAGATTCTTGAGAACAATAAAATTAGAATTTGTAATGATCAATTATCAAATGGTAAGGGAGTTGTGTGTGGTGCCACATTTGCTGAAAGAGATCCACAAAGATTTATTGAAGCTATAAAAAGAAACAAAGATGCAGCTTTCATTATAAATAAACCTGGTCTGGTTAAAGGTGCATTAAAAGGATTGTCTACTTGGGCTAAAGGAGAATTAGGTCCTTTTGGATGGATCGGAAGTTTAGCAACCATAGATGCAGCTTTTGGTGTGTATGAATTAGGACAAGGTGCAACTCCACTTCAAGCTTTGGATACAACCTTATGGTTTTTGCCTAAATCATGGTTAAAGGCGGATGAGAAAACTTTTAAGGGGGTGTACGAACGAGCAGGATTCACAGACGAAGATTTTGGTGAATTTCAAAAATGGATGAAGTTAGAAGATTTAGACCAACAATATTTTATGTCAAATAAACAACTTGAATTTATGCAAGGTCAGGTATTTGGAAAGCAAAGTGAAGCAGACACAGCTTATCAAAAAGAAGTGGATGCTCTTCCTGATGCATATAAAGACATGGGATGGAATAGACCTTTATTTACTATTACAAGTGAAGAACAAAAAACCATGAAGCATCCTTTTTATGGACCTGCTGCTGATAGACATAATAGAATAATTGAAGAATCTACAGATGTTTATGAATCACTTAAAGATGAAAAAAAATCTCGGAAAGATTTAGATTATTCAAGAAAACTAGCAGCGATGGAACGGGCTAATAGAAAAAAACAAATGCATCTGGCCATGCTGGAAGGTCAGACTGGTTATGGTGAAAGCATGGAAGAAATATTGGATAGAGCTGGTAAATTGGATTTATTATATCCTGAATATGTTCATCCTATTGAAGGGCCAAGTGTTTCAGCAGAACAGATGCGAGCAGCTGGATTTGCAGACGGCGGTCTAACCAGAACCGTGGCCCCTGATTCGGGACCCATGTCACAAGGGTTGCGTTCACTATACATTAATGATAGAGATTATTAGGAGTATAAATGGCAGACATAGATAAATCGCTCCCGAACGTTCGACACGAAATTGCAATTCCACCCGCGCAGGCGCCCACAGATGTCGACATTACGGAGCAGCAACCAAGACAACCTGTAGAAGTAACACCCGATGAAGAAGGAGGTGCTACAGTTAATTTTGAACCAAGTTCAATTAATCAAGCTCAGTCAAACACGCACTTTGATAATCTAGCAGATATTTTACCTGAAGATGTTTTAGATCCCGTTGGAACTCAACTTAGACAAAATTACACGGACTATAAAATGTCCAGAAAAGATTGGGAACAATCTTATATTAAAGGTTTAGATCTTTTAGGATTTAAATACGATAATCGAAATGAGCCTTTTCAAGGAGCATCCGGTGCTACTCACCCAGTTTTAGCTGAAGCTGTAACACAGTTTCAAGCACTTGCTTACAAAGAATTACTTCCTGCAGATGGACCCGTTAGAACTCAGATTCTAGGAGTATCCAATCCTGCAAAAGAAGCTCAATCACAAAGAGTTAAAGATTTCATGAATTATCAACTGATGGATCAGATGAAGGAATATGAACCTGAATTTGATCAAATGTTATTTCATCTACCGCTAAGCGGTTCTACTTTTAAAAAAGTTTATTATGATGATTTATTAGGACGAGCTGTTTCAAAGTTCGTTCCAGCAGATGACCTCGTTGTTCCGTATACGGCTACCTCATTAGACGATGCGGAAGCGTTGGTCCATGTCATAAAAATTTCAGAGAATGATTTAAGAAAACAACAAGTATCTGGTTTTTACACCGACATTGAACTAACAAAACCTGTCGCTGTAGACGCAGACAAAGTAATAGATAAAAAAAGAGAATTAGAAGGAA